CCCCCAGCTTAATGCAATTAATGAATCAATTAATGACGGAAGAAGGCTTTTACTATCTCCGACAGGTTCAGGTAAATCTCTGGTCATATATTGTTTACTAAGATGGAATGAACAGTTTGGAAGAAAGCAATTAATTGTTGTACCTACAACCTCATTGGTAGAGCAACTTTATTCAGATTTTCAAGATTATTCAAATATAAACGGTTGGAAAGCATCATACAATATTCATAGAATTTATAGTGGCTACGAAAAGGCTACCGAAATGCCAGTAGTAATATCCACGTGGCAAAAACTTTATAAACTTCCTAAAGCCTTTTTTAAGGATTTTAAAGTAGTATATGGAGATGAGTGTCATCTCTTTAAAGCAAAATCATTGACAAGCATAATGAACAAATGTATTAACAGTCCTTATAGGATTGGCACTACAGGTACATTAGATGGTACAAAAATACACAAGTTGGTATTAGAAGGAATGTTTGGACCTGTATATAGAACCACCACAACTAAAAGCTTAATTGAAACAAATCAGTTAGCCAATTTAAAAATATTTGCTGTTGTTTTGGATTACCCAGATGAAGTAAAAAAAGCTAATAAGAGTCTTACATATCAAGAAGAGATGGATTTTTTAGTTCAATATGAACCAAGAAACAAATTTATAAGAAATTTAGCTATTGATCAAAAAGGCAATACTCTAGTACTATTTCAATATGTTGAGAAGCATGGTTCTGTCCTTTGGAAAATGATTAACGATAAAGACAGTAGTCGTAAAGTATGGTTTGTATATGGTGGTACTGATACAGAGCAAAGAGAAAGTATAAGAAAGATAACAGAGGACGAAAACAACGCTATTATAGTTGCATCTTACGGTACGTTTTCGACTGGAATAAATATAAGAAACTTACACAATATTATTTTTGCATCTCCAACCAAGTCTCGTATAAGAAATTTGCAATCTATTGGACGTGGCTTGAGAATAGGAGATAAAAAAACGGAATGTAAGCTTTATGATGTTGGTGATGATGTGAGTTGGAAATCAAGAAAAAATTTTACTCTCTTACATATGGCTGAAAGAATTAAAATTTATGCGGATGAACAATTCGACTACTTACTAACTCGAGTAAAAATCTAATGGAACACGTAAAGTATATTAAATTGATTAATGGCGAAAACTTAATTGTAACAACCGATAGTGATTGTAAAAATTTTAAGAAAAATAAATCATTAAATGTCATTAATCCTGTTCAAATAGTTGGTTTTAAATTAAATCGAGGTCCTATGGTTATGGAATCTTTTGCAATGTCTACCTGGATACGAATGGCTGTAGAAGATGTGATGGAAATTCCCACAGAGAGTATAGTAATAGCTGTTGACATTATACCACAAGCTGTAGAACAATATAAGAAGTTTTTAGAAGAAATAAAAGATACTAGTACTACAGTTAGTGAAGATGAGTCTAGTAGAGAGGAAGATTTTTACGATAATCAATTTGAAGAAGAGGATGATAGAGAGTTTGAACAATTTACAACAAGAAGAAAAACCAGCTCCACTGTCCATTAGTAATCCTAAAAGTAGTCACTACGTAGACAATAAAAAATTTTTAGAAGAGTTGGTGAAGTATAAACATGAAATTGATTATGCTAAAACGAATGGTTTAGAAAAGCCTTTAGTGTCTAATTATATTGGGGAATGCTTTCTCAAAATAGCAACCCACTTATCATACAAAGCTAACTTTATAAATTATACTTACAGAGATGATATGATCTCTGATGGTATTGAGAATTGTTTGGTAGCTGTAGATAAATTTGATCCATTAAAATCTTCCAATCCCTTTGCCTACTATACTCAAATTATCTACTTTGCTTTTGTTAGAAGAATTCAAAAAGAAAAAAAACAACAAGCTACAAAGTATAAAATGATAGAGAACGTAGATCTCGATCAGTTACTTTTACATTCGGATGGTAATGAAGATTTTGTAAATCACATCATTGACATTATGAGAAAACAGATGGATACTATAGATCCCGATCGTAAAGAAATCAAATCCAAGGCGAAAGCAAAAATAAATGAGCAAGATTAAAATAGCTGAATTATTTTATTCGATACAAGGTGAGGGACGCTTTATGGGCGTCCCTTCTGTATTCTTAAGAACCTTTGGATGTAACTTTACCTGCGATGGGTTTGGAATGCCTAAAGGCGAACGAAGCAAGGAGAGAGACGATGTTGCTGAGAAAGTTAACCTTTTTAAAATTTATAAAGAACTTCCTTTGGTTTCTACTGGCTGTGACTCGTACGCTTCTTGGGATCCTAGGTTTAAGCATCTTTCTCCTGTTCTCTCTAGTGATAGCATTGCCGATGCAATTGTGGATCTTTTACCGTACAAGAGGTGGCAAGACGAACATTTGGTAATTACAGGGGGTGAACCATTACTTGGGTGGCAGAGGGCTTATCCAGACTTACTTAGTCACGAAAAGATGACATCATTAGCTGAACTAACATTTGAGACTAATGGTACACAAGAGCTAGACGACAAATTTTCAAACTACTTAAAAGTAAACTGGCGAAAGGGGTGGGGTACACTCACATTTAGTGTAAGTCCAAAGCTAAGTGTTAGTGGTGAAAAGTGGGAAGAAGCTATTCGACCAGACGTAATTAAACAATACGAAGATCATGGATACACATACTTAAAGTTTGTAGTGGCTACAAAATATGATGCTTCAGAAGCTGAACAAGCTGTAAACGAATACAGAAAGGCTGGTTTTACTGGTCCAGTCTATTTAATGCCAGTTGGTGGAGTAGAGTCAGTCTATCAGATGAATAATAGAAATGTAGCGGAGCTTGCTATGAAGATGGGCTGGAGGTATAGTGACAGGTTGCAGGTGCCTTTGTTTAAAAATGAATGGGGTACTTAATAATTTATACGGAGAATATATGACACATCCAGTGTATAAAAGTAATGCAGAGCTTGGTTTACAAATTCATAAACATTTAGTATCCAAGGGTCTTGAAACCCCAATTACTAATCGAGTGTATGGTAACAACGAGGAGAAGGTTGATGAAATTATTCCTCACTTCTCAAAAATTATGGAGATTCTTGGTTTAGATTTAACAGACGATTCGCTAGAAGATACTCCTAAGCGAGTAGCTAAAATGTATGTCAATGAAATCTTCTGGGGTCTAGATTATACAAAGTTTCCTAAGTGCACAACAATCGACAATAAGATGGATTATAACAATTCATTTGTGTTAGAGCGAAACATTAATGTTCAGTCTAATTGTGAGCATCACTTTGTTGTGATTGATGGTGTGGCTACTGTTGCTTACATTCCACACGCTAAAGTTTTAGGTCTTTCTAAACTAAATCGTATTGTTGAGTTCTTCTCTAAACGTCCACAAGTACAAGAGCGCTTAACAGAACAGATTTGTGAAACAATAAGTTTTATTACCGGTAGCGCTGATGTTGCAGTTTATATTGATGCACAGCATTATTGCGTCAAGAGTCGTGGTATTCAAGACACCGGGTCGTCAACTGTAACACTATCAACACGTGGTGCTTTTGCTAAGCCCGACTCTGAAGTACGACGTGAGTTTTTGCACATTGCTAGGATTGGTTCTAAAAATTAACTGGGAACCGAATATATACAATCTTTAATTTAAATTGAAAGAACTAAAATGTATTGTAAATTTTATATAATGATTTTTAAAAACAAAGTTTATCAAAAACCCAAAGACGGCAAATTAATGATAAAGTTTGGCATCACACATCATAAAGATGCATTAAAGAGGTATGATTCTTCTGTTGATGATGGATATAGCAAAAATTATGAAGATTGGGATATAAAAACGGTTTATAGTCAAAATTTTTTTGGAGAAGATGCATGGACTTGTGGAGAGGAGCTAGAAAGGCATTGTCTTTTTGATAAGTTTCCTCCTGAGGACTTCAAAGTATGGGTAGAAGATTATTTAAAAATTAAGGATAAAAGAAAGTATGATAATAGTGGTATAACTGAAATTAGACTTCTTACATATATTCAGTTACAAAATTTAATTGAAGAACTCACAACAAACCTTTCTGAAGAAGAACTTAAACTTAAAGCAGAAAAACGCAAACAAATTTTAGAGTCTACACTATGAAGCAACAAAAGTTTATATGGGTGACCTTCCAGCGTGAAGGAATTCACAAATACCCAGATGCACCAGAAGGCGTTAGTTTTCTTCGCAACGAGCATCGACATATCTTTCACTTTCGTGTAGAATTAGAAGTCTTTCACGATGATAGAGATGTAGAGTTTATTCTCTTTAAACGCGAATTAGAAAGACTTTATGCCGAAAGTATTCTCGAACTAGATTATAAGTCTTGTGAAATGATGGCAGACGACCTAGCTTACTATATTCAAACAAGATATCCCGATCGGGACTTAGTAGTTACAGTGAGTGAAGATGGTGAAAACGGAGCTACTTGCTACTATCCAAAATAAACAAAGGATTACATTATGGAATTTTGTCATATTACTCCCACAAAGTATCTCGATATATTTGCAGCCGGACGCAAGTCTCATCTCGTGCTTGCACACTTAGTAGAAGAAGATAAAAACTATGCTAAGTGGTATAGAGAAGAAAAGCTTAAAACAAATTGCACAATTATTTTAGATAATAGTGCGTTTGAGATGTACAAAAGAGGTCTTCCGATGTATGACTCAGATAAGCTTCTTTCAATGGCAAAAAGTATATGTGCCAATTATGTCGTAATGTCAGACTATCCTGGAGAGTCTGCAAACAGGACACAAGAAAAAGCAAAAGAGATGGCTCCTATACTAAAGAAAGATGGATTTAAAACTTTCTTTTGTCCACAGTCTAGAATTGGGAATATGGATGAATTGGTTGAATCATTTATGTGGGCAGTCGAACAACCCTCAATCGATTATATTGGTTTATCTGTTCTCTATAAAA